CTCCCTTCGATTGCTCCTGCAATGGGAGCAACCGCACGCCGAGCGTCTAACTCAAATCGTATATCACGGAACCAATTAAAGCGGCCATTCGGCCACATAGAATCGGAGTCCGGTACACGACTAAAGCTAGAAAGCTCTGACACCGGAGGATCGTACCATGACGGTGCGAACCTACGGGCCTTGACGTAACGTTTATTCCGGCTATTTCTAACCGAAATAACGCCGTCAGCCCACTCGCCTCTAGTGATCGAAACTAGTAACCCGCAAGGGTTATAGCAACGATCACGTAGGCCTCTTGGAACTCTTATGGAGTCCTCGGAAAGAGAGATTTGGCGAAGCTTAGGAACGGATGCACGATAGTGCACACCGCCCTGGGCTTGCTTAACTCTCAACCAAGGCCACCACTCGGGAACCTTGAAACCTGCATCATCAGACTCCCAGAAAGGAACCCCGAGAAAGGGTGCCTTTTTGAGCAGATATTGTAGCGTAGAATCAAGAGAGATCTTGTTTCTAGCACTCCATCTGACGAGCTTGTTGAAGGCGACGTAAGTATCCTGTGCTGTCGAGAGGTGCTTTAAATACACACCCCGAACCATGTGACCCTTAAAGAAGTCACAACCACAGGACTCACGAAACGGTCCTCTATTAAAGGACTTCTCTGCGTTTACTCGAAACCCAAGAAGGTTCAGTAAGTGAACGACACGATCGAACGTATCACTACGAACGATAATGTCATCACCAAAAACTGACCAATTGGGCGTCTCGCTACTCACACGGTTAAGGGGAATACCCTTTTCCGCATAAGCCGCAGATACGACGGCCGAGAACAGAAGCGTCTGGAGGGGGAACGTAAAACCGTTACCCATCGTAGACACCATGTTCAAGGGCAGCGCTGATCCATCCGGTAGCCTTGAAACGGGCGACCGGAGATACTTGAGGATAGAACTAAACCATTGCGGGAAAAGTTCGTCCACAAGCGTCAGGCTTATAGAGTCTGAAGCAGATTCAAGGTCTATCGTACTAAACGATTCCTTGTTTCCATCCAGGTCTACAGAACCTAACCGCGCCATATGCCGGTTAACATCAGCTACGAATCTAAGATCGATCCCAAAGAAAGATCTCAGACGGTCGCGCACGATGTTACCCAACCCGAGCTGGTACCACATGTTCAATGTGGGCTCAGTACAGATTGTACGGCTTATGTCGATGTTTTTAGGGACTAAGGACAAGCGATTACCTTCGACCAACTTAGGACCATTGCACTTGGTAAACCTGAAGCTTTCAGCTTCAGACCATGAAGCAAGATCCCGTATGTTGGACCTATACTCTGCGTATAGAGGAAGACCAGTCGTTGTTAACTCTGAGGAAAACATCTTTGTATAGAAGTCTCCTCCTCTTCCAGCTACGCTAGCTCCTGGGCCCGTCTCGCCAGATTCGAAAATCTGTGAGAAAGACTCCACGAGTGGCATCCCTTTCGGGTGGAGAAAACGTTCGAGGCACATTTTGATGTCCCCGATCGCTTGTTCATCCCAGCTGGTTGAGACAACGAGTTTATAAGTACCCATCCGTTCATTAACGGCACGGAACTTTTCAATAGCCTTGGCATCTGCACTAGGGTTAGGGTCCTCAAATTTCTTGAAGACGCTCTCTAGAAGCATTGTTGCGGCGACTGAACGTGTTACAGAATTTGGACTTTTTTTGTCCATAGACGGTATACACGAAAGGTCGTTCTGAAGGCAGGAAAAAAGAATTTGCCGATTAAGGTCGGACATACACTCTCTCCAAGGTGGTCACAACTTCAGGTATCACCCCTAATCTAGTTTCTTGTCAACGTGCTTTCTCAATTTCTTGATAAGGCGCTCGACAATAGCAAGAATAAGGGTTTTGAAGATCGTCCGGATAACGGTCGTCTCAGTAACCATGGCTACATGCCATTAGTTATAAGAGTCGTGCCGATATTTGCGGATTCTCCCCAAGCGATACCAAATAGAAGTGATAGAGCGGCACGAACGGATTCAGGGTCCACAGTGTCAGCACCGGCGGGCAAGGACATCGAAAGTTCGAATATCCCCACCTGACGTGGCTGTCCACTTAGGACTTCCAAACCCTTACGAACGTTCCATTTAAAAACGTTCTTCGGGACGCTCGACAAACCCCCAGACGCATTCACGGCAGGCAGAGTCTTTGGACTCGCTACCTTGAAAAACGTCGTGGTGAACGGATTACTGAGGCTATTAACCTCAACACCCGTTTGGGTTCCACCCAGGGCCGAAACGTAGTACTGCTTCCCATGGGCAGCAGGAGCTACGTCAGCGACCAGAGTGTACGTCGGAGACGTGAGGCCCGTTTGAGGGCCTCCTGTAACCGGCGAAGATGGTGCGAAAGGCATAATGGTCCTTTCTCTAACATGATTATAGTGTCCTCAAGCGTGCGAGTGCAGCAATGTTACACCATTTCTTCCAATTCTTAGAACCAGGTATTTCAAACCTGAGACTAGGAACGATAGATCCGGAGTAAGCAGTGCGACTCACATACTTGCGGTCCCATTTAACACGAGGTGGTTGAAAAGCGAACACCTTGTTCGAGTTACTAGCTGGGAAGGCAGGATCTGATTTATCTGCAATCGCAACCTGCTCGGTTGAGCGGATTGAATGATTGCGATAAGTCCTGCTGATCCAAGCTAGGTCCGAACGTGGAAAGCTTACAACCTCGATTATGTCGCCAATATTGGTAAAATAATCGATTAAAAAGGAATAAGGTATAGCCTCCCAGACAGCCGGTATGAAGTCTCTGGCTCCAACGCCAAATTCTTCAATGACCGAACTGGTAGGTTCTGATACCTCAACCTTTACGGCTCCGTAAAAATGCACCGTGTACTTGGTTTCTGTTCTCACAGTCCAATCCATCGGTGTAATCTGGAGGTTAATGGAATCGGAGCTATACGTCGGAGGGTCGTCATTCTCCTGATATCCGGAAAAGCGAACTAGAGGCACTCTAGACGAAAGTCTACGGAGTGCATGGTAAGCTGATACGGCATCAGAAAGTAACGGTGACCAACCAAAGTTAGCCTCGAGCCAAGAATCCCCCAACGCTCGCTGCGCGGCCCGGGCAACATCAGGTGCGTCCTTTTCAAGACGTCTGAAGTCGTTCTGGGTTCGCGGTAGAGAGCGTCGGCCGACAGCACGTTGAACGCGCTTACGGCCGTTCCTGTGATAGGTATCGAGAAGATCTCGAAACCCTTTAACAGGATTACGGAGACCTCTTATAGTGTCACCAAGTTCGGCTAAGAAGTTCCCACCTCGAAAGTGGGATTGCTTCGATCGCGCGTCCTTGATAGCATATGAGAGGGCCTCATCTCGCGTCTTTGGGTCTACTATTGAAGGAGCAGCAGGTGGGCGATTCCAAGTAGAAGTGGCACCTGAAAACAGGTCGCCATCCTTTTGGAAATAGCCGAACCTAGCCACGCCGCCTCCGCACCATTTTCCAAGAAAGATGTGCCCGGGGGTGTACTCTAAAGTACATTCCTCGGCATCAAACGTGGTAGTGGCATTGAGGCCTCGTGATATTCTATCGCGCCAGTTTAACATTTCATGCTCTGCCAAAACTTCGTTGCCGATACCGGACTTTACCAATGCAGACGTGGTCACTTCATTAAGTGGCCACGAAAAGCAAGATATAGTGCCAGCATCGCGCCAACGCTGTTGAGTAGAGCGAATAGTTTCACTGTGATACGCCATAGAGATTCCTCTGTTGTAGACCGAGGAAGAGAAGAATACTTCTCTCCCTGGAACGCTCGCTAAACTTCCACCGGGGTTTCTGTAAACGAGGTAGGATCGGACCTATATAAGGTACCATCATCCGCCCAGATACAGACCGTAGGAGCATGCGAGCACGAGTGATGTGCTTGACCACTAGGGTGGAAGTCGCATGTAGACTCTGTGAAGTACTCCATTGGAAATGGAGCCGACTCATCGCCTACATACGTTGTGATAGTTGCAGGGGTGAAAACTGTCTTGTCGACAGCATCACGCACGCAACACGTCACCATTATTTTCATAATGAACTTCCTCTTAGTAGTTTGGACACATCAAACGGGAGCCCCCGAAAGGGGGC